ACTGTTGCTTGATTGTAGCTAAATGTTGAACCTGATAATGAACGTAGAGATGCTAAGATCTCTTGATCAATTTCAACTGTAATTTCTTGTGCTAAAGCTGCCATAATTTCTGCTTCAACATCTAAACCGTGCATAGATTGTGCATCTTGCGCAGCTTCAAAAGTCCAACGTGCAGACAATTTACGTGTTTTAGCTTCAACAACTTGTTTCAAGATTTGAACGTTGATTCTGTTACCTGGTGTGCCTTCTAAAGTGCTTGTTGAAGCAGCTTTACCAGCTGTTGTACCAGAGTAAGCAGTTGCAATTTTGAATGGACTTAGAGCTTCATCGCCACCTACTGTGCTGTCGCCTGAAGTTGCTGTAACAGCATCTGCATAACGTACACGTAGTGTATGGATTTGTGCTACTGGGCCAGTCATTGGTTGAACGCCGACGATTTCGTTAGCGATAACTGTTGGCATTACTCGACGAATTACTGGAAGGATCACGCGATTTAATGTAGCTACGTTACCTACTGCTGTAGCGCCACTAGTTGCAGTTTCCATCAAGTGCTTCTTCGTATTTTCTAAGATTACAGCCATTGTGGTTCTCTTCGAACCTTGTAGACCTTCTAACAGGGCGTCTTTGGTCTCTGTCCAACGGCCTTCTAATAGTTGGGTTGTCATTTCTTTATTTTCCTTTAATAAAAATTACTACTATTTTAGCCCTGCTAAACGTCGAATTTCTACAACATTGTTGAGGGATTCTTCGTTTGTTTTAGCAGATTTATCACCTGTCACTTCTACACGACTCTCAGCTAATACAGCTTTTTCAGCTTTGACAGCTGGAGTGTTGTTTAGAACTGCTGGTAGATACTTGTCATATGCAGTTTGTAGTCTTTCAGTCTGCACATTCTCGAGTAGGCTGTTCATTACTTCAGCTTTCTCTTTGTTTAATGTCTTAAGTAATCCATCAAGTTTTTCCTTGCGGTTAATACCTTCTGTGATTACGCGAACTTCACGGTTCTTAGATTCAACTAATGCTTCTTTTTCTGTAATTGCTTTTTGACTTTCAGCGATAATAGCATCTTTCTCTGCTAATACTGCTTGAAGTTTTGCGAATTCTTTGTTCTCACTAAGATGAGTTCCAGCAAATTCTGTAGCAAATGCTTCAAATAAGCGACGACCGAACATGTTCTCACGAGCAGTTTGGATGTCTTCTTTAAGTTGAGCTAATTCTGAGCCTAGATTGGTTGCCACTGCTTCCTTGACAAGTTTAGCACTGCGTTTAACAAAAGCACCTTGTAGTTCAGCTAATTTTTGTTTAGCTTCTGCTACTAGTTTAACTTTGGTTTCAACAACAGCTTGCTTGTCTTGGTCAAACTCTTTGATCTCTTCAGCTAGTGCATGGATAACAAATTTTTCTAGTTTAGCGACTGCTTCACTTTGAACTTTTTTATCTGTGCGTAGTTCTTTGATCTCTTCAGCTAATTTAGTAACCATAAAGTCATTAAATTTGCCTGCGCTTTCAACCATGTGACGTTTAAATTTCACGCGGTCTTCTGTAAGAGCCTGTTTCTCTTCGGCAAACTCTTTGAGTTCAGCGGAGAGACTTTCAGTGACCATTTTGTCTAGAGCCTCAACCATTACATTTTTGTCGTGCTCATAGCGGCCAGCGAATTCTTCACGCAGTTCTGCGCGAATAGTTTCACGTGCTTCAGTTAACTTTGATTCCCAAGCTTCGTTTAAACTTGCTTGAGTTTCTTCGTTAATGATGCCACTATCTAACAATGGTTTGATAGCATCTAACATTACGATCTCCTATTAAATTTTCAAATCTTTGATAAGGCCTTTTACAGCTTCTCTCAGATATTTTTGTACCTTTTGATCTGCGCTGGCTTCTTTTGCCAATTCGAATACCTTACTGCCACCTTTCATATTCATCAGTCCTTCATAAATCGCTGTTGGATATGCGTTAGGTGCGCTTGGTTGCGCAACTACATCTACTGTGACTATTTCAAAGTCACTTACTCGGCCATCCCCCTCGCTCACGTTACCGCTACCACGAGAAGAAACACCTAATTTTACTCCTGATTCCAACATTGTTGTTACCAACAAACCCATTGGAGTAGGAAGAATCTTTAATTTACCAAAACCATTAGGACCATCCATCCACATATCTGTAATCATATGTGAAACACGATCTAAATTAATTTTCAAATCATCAGGATGATCAACTTCGCCTAAGACGCTGTAACCACCCTTGATTTGTTCATTTAGTGTGCCAACGGCTTTTTCAATCTCATTTACTGGGTATACACGTTCATTGTGGTTTTTAACACCACCTTGGATGAATATGCCTTTCATGTAAAGATTCTTACCTTTGCCGTCAGCTGTGCCTTCAGTGATAACTTCCATGCGGGCTGCGTCAAATGTTAAGTTCTCTTTAAGATAAAATGCCATTATAGTTTCCTAATTATCTTGCTACTGGTGCTGTTTTATTAACAGCGCCTTCTTCTTTATTAACTGCTGTTTCTTTTTTAGCAAATGCTTTACCAGCATTAGCACCTGGTTTGTTAAGGGGGTCATTAATTAATTGACCTTTTGGTTTTTCACCAGCTTGTGGACGATTACCGTTTTGATCTGCATTACCACCTTTAGATAATACTGCTGTGCCACCCATGTCATTCTTACCAGCTACTATTGATTTTTTGTTAACTGCTACACTTTTACCTGTACCAACTGCTGCACCTTCTGTATTTGCTGGTGTAGCTACTTTTTCGACGTATTCACGAACGATAGATTCGTCAACTTCTTTGTCATCTTCTTCGTCTTTGTCTTCATCTTTTTCTTCAGCTTCGTAGAATTCTTCGTTGCCCATTTCTTCACTGTGCATACCGGACATAACTTCTTCTGAACCTTCGTCACCGTGGATGCCTGGCATCATTTCTTCTTCTGATTCTTCACCAGCCATTAGTGCGTCAAATTCCGCTTTTAATTCGTCTAATGCTGATTCTAGGTCATCAACACGTGCTTCAACACCTTCTTCACCGTGTTCTTCACCGTCCATTTCTTCATCAGCGTCCATAGCATCTGCATCCATAGACATATCATCTTCGCCTTCTTCTTCCTCTTCGCTGATACCTTGTTCGTCCATTTGAACATCTTGTACCATATCTTCGACTTTGTTGCCACCAATTTCGTCTAGATCTTCTTCAGCTACTAGATTTTCGTAAATATCACGTGATTTTTCCACAACGATTTCGTGGAATAGTTCACGAGCTTTGTCTGTCTCATCGTTAATGATGAATTCGACTAATTGTTCGTATTTGTTGTTCATTATGAACTCCTTAAAAATTAATATTAAATCCGGACTAATACTTGAATAGAACTGTATTATGTTTATATATTTACATAATATTTTGGAAAGGGGGGTTAAATGCTATGTTTTTGAATCGTTTTGACAGATAACTACATCATTGGTGCTTCTGCTGCAGGGGCCTTATATTGATCTTGCACTGTTTCTAATTTTTTCTCATGTTCTAACTTACGCACATCATTCATGATACGTAGGCGATTCAGTTGTTTTAGAGTGAGTTTAGTCTTGCGTAGGTCGCTGAGCTTGAGCGCGGTATTATCGTCCTTTTCAGTGCGATAACCATCGGGGGCTTGTTCAAATACTTCTAGTAGGTTCATATGATTATTTACCAAATATTACAAACCTAGGCTGTTGCCGCCTGCGCCTGCTGGATTACCCACTGTGTCTGGTTGTCCTGGAGCTGATTGTCCACCGAGATCTGCGCCTGGCATACCCGGAGCTGGTGCTAGATTATCTATGTCTTGCTGTATACCTGCTGTGCTGACACCTACTGCTCGTAAGCCGGCTTCTGGAGCTTCTGTGTCTTGAACCTTACCGTTTTCTTCTGACCATAGTTCATCGTTGCGTGTCATTTCTTCTTCGCTGAGATCTAGATAGCGTTCAAGTAAGAAACGTTTTGAAAGATAAGGAACTGGTTCTAACTGCACGAATGCATTGATACGCACTTGATCAACTTCTGCTTGACGGTATTTGGCAAAGTTTTGTGGCTCATTGAATCTTAGTTCAAACAGACTGTTGTCAATGTTGATACCTCTCCAGCGCATGAACATTTTAAATTCCATGTCTAGTTTTTCTGCGATCATAGTCTGTAAGCGCATACAATATTGATTAAAGCGCCACTCTTGGATCAAGGCTGTTGTGGTCTTACCATCACTGTAGCTACGATCGCTGTCATCGTCGCCTGTGGGCAAGTAACTGCTGGGGATACGTAGACCGCGGAACATCTTGTTAGTAAAGTAACGCAGGTCTGTGATCTCACCAAGATTTTGACCACCTGGGAACACTTCAACGCTAGATCCACGTCCTTCTGCTGTAACAGGGAAGAAGTAGTCTTCGTTAGTTGACAATGGATTATATGTAGCATCCATCATGTTCTGTCCACCACCGGTTTGTGTAGGGATACGGCGTTGATGGATTTCGTTTTTGATACGGTCAACATAGGCCATGGCCAAGTGTGTGGGCATGTTCCCCACGTCAATCTTAAAGATTCTGCGTTCTGGAGCACGCTGTATACGATAGATCAAGATAGCATCTTCTAATAGTTCTTTTTGTTTAAAGATCTTAAAGATACTTTCTAATACACTATTACCAAACGGCCAGTTTAAATCTAGGCCTTCTGTCAGTGATATATGGACCACGTGTTCTGCGTCGATCACAGCTTCGTTCTGTGCGTGTCCAAAACGGCTACCACCACTGTAGGGACTCTGTGGTTGCACATAAGCACCGCTGGGTCCACCTACCTGTGGGTGATTGATAAATGTGTCACTGGAACTCAATGCCGTGGCTGTCAAGTTCATGAAGTTAATGTTTAGATCTTTGATGATATACTGTTCGGGCTTTTTGCCTTCTGCTTCATTGACGATAACCTTGGTAACTTTGAACATCTCTGTCCAGAATAACTTAAATGTTTCCGGATCACGCAGGAATACTTGATCACCGTATTTGATAGTGTTGCGGAATAGTTTGAACAAGCGTTTGTTTAGATCGTTTAAGCTGACCCATTGTTGTAGCTGTTCACGGATGATCTTTACTTCGTTGTCTGTGGGATCTTCTTTGAAGAATAGATCAAAGCCTGTGCCGTTTTCGTTGTTGGTCTGTGTGCTGAACTCTGCGATGATGTCTAAGGCTGCA